AAGGATTGGTTAAAAGATTAAATAAATCAACAACTTATACTGTCGCACTTCCGCAATGGTGCACATTTTTGTCCTTTCTGTCCTTTGGCATGCCGTGAGGCACACTTTCAGTTACGGTACAAATTCACCTACAGCGTTGTCACCCCCTGTTATCCGTCTGGACTCGCGGGTCGGCCTGCATCTTGCCCCGGAACCACGACGCGATACCCAGCACCGGCGCCATCGTCGCCATCACCCCGGCCTCCGCGCCGATCATCCCCGGCAGCTGCGCCAGCACCTGCGGATTCTCCCCCCCGAACATCACCCCCAGATAGCACGCTGCAACGGTAATGCCGCTGATCAGCGCCAGCAGCCCGAAGCAGAACCCGATGAAGGGTCGCCAGGAATAGGTCGGCCAGTGGTCCGACTTGGCTTCAGCCTGCATCGTCGCGTTGACTGCTGCGGTGTCGGCCGTGTCCGCCTGGATCTCGGCCAGCTGTACCGCCTGGCTGATCTGGTTCAGCTGCTCGCTGTGCCGGTCCAGTTCCTGCTGCAGTTGCAGCGCCAGCGTCGGGTTGCCGCGCACGGCCGCCAGCGCGTCGTCGCCGCTCGAAGTGCCCGTCACCTGCTGGGCGATGCTGACCACCTTCTGCGCGGCGTCGGCGGCTTTGTCGCTGCCGCTGATCCACTTCACGATGTCGGGCACGAACGAGGCCAGGCCCATAGCGATAGAAATCGGGTCCATCAAACTGCTCCTTTCAGCATGTTGCGGGAGATACGCGCCGCCCAGCCTTTGCCGAATGTCGGCCAGGTGCGCAGCGTGGTCATGTAGGCCAGCCGGTAGGCCAGGAACCGCAGCACCGAGCGCGCGGGGTCCATGGCGTTGGCGGCCTGAATGGTGGCCTGGCCGATGTGGCCGTCAGGATGAACGCCGACGGCGTTCTGCAGCCACTTGGCGGGGAATCCGCCGTTGTACGCCGCGTCCAGCACCTGGAACGCGAGCGCATCCGGCAGCGCGTCGCACTGGAATTTGTCCCAATACTCGCGCTTGGCGATGGCCTGGGCGGTGGCCAGCGGCATGTCTCGCATGGCGCCGGTGTAGCCGGCGGCCACCGCCACGCGCTTAGTTACGCCCCACATGGTTTCGCCACCGGGGTCATGCGGGTTGTTGCTGTAGCCGCCCTCGTTGCCGATGAGCGCGGTGAATGCTGCGTTGAAATTGGCCATGAGCCCTCCTATCTGACGACATGAGACACGAACGCGCCGGCGGCGCAGTAGACGATCAGTTTCACTACCTCGAAAATCCCGTTTTCCCGGCGCCCGTCGATGCGTCGAATCTCCTTCCAGATTGCGTCCTGCCCGGATTGCAGCGTCGAGATATGCGCCTCGACGGTGGATATGCGGGCCTGCGCGCGCGTCATTTCCTGCACGGCCGACGCCAGCCCCTGCATGTGCTGTGCCATGGCCGACATCTCGCGCTGCATCCCTTCCATGCGCTCGTCCAGCCGGGCGACCGTTACATCCTGGCTTTCTCCCATCGACTCCCCTCCAAATTGATAGCGGCCCCGTAGGGCCGCTTGGATTTAGCTGACGATGTCGTATGAAATTCCCGACAGCGAAACGTAGGTAGAGCAATTAGCTGTACCGCCGACCACTTCATTTACTGTGACCACTCCATTAGAGCCAACAGTAATTGGCACGGAATAAACGTTATTCGGAGCGACAAAGCCTACTGCGCTATAGCGTTTATTCGATACTGGCCGCGCCCAATATGGCAACGTGGCAATGACGTTTGAAGTCCCGGGCGTCAAAAGTCCTTTCAACGATATTTTACCGCCCAGCAAATCGACGCCGAATTGCTCATTGCCGACGCCACCTTGATTTGCCCAGCTATTTGACAGTGTTGGCGGAGTGCTACCAGAAAGCGAGCTATAAACGGCGGGTGTCGCCACGTCCTTGAACAGCATATTCACCAGCAGTCGCGGGCTGCCAGTAATGAAATACACCGCATCGCTGGCGCTGGTGACAGACAGAACGTTTATGCTCAATACAGAGCCATAGCCCACATTTACCGCATTCTGTACGTTTGTAGCCTCAAGGCGGCCGATTTCAGAAACCAGCCCCGCGCCGCCCTGCATATTGTGAGCGACCGCGAATATAGTATTTCTGGCATCGATTGACTTTATGCTGTTCCGTTGAAGGCTTTGACCGGCGGTGCCATTCATTGATACTGCGGTTCTGCCTGCGACCGTTACGCCGAATTGATCGGAGAAAATGTGGTCTATGTCGATGCTGCTGATTGCATAGGGTCCATCCCAGGTGTAATAAACCGAGAATGGATACCCTTCGCAATGGATGGTGCCAATTTTTATATCGTCCAGATTATTGGCGTGGGCGTTCAGCATCACCCCAGCGTTGCATTGCGATGTTGCATAGGGAGCGGTGTTAATTGGCCCAGCTGCTCGGCAGTAAATACTTTCCACGTCTACGCCGCCTGCAATTTGCGTAGCCCCGGCATCGGCCTTGAATATAACCGAATCGGATTGATTCATATAAGCTTCAATCCGCTCCACGAATGCGTTCTTGCACTTTATAACGACGCCGTGCTGGCCATATACGGCCATTATCACGCCGGAGGTTTCCAGGCCTTGGAGCCCTTCGCCGATCAGCATGGCGTGCGTCGGTGCGCCTGGAGAGCTGCACAATCCGATAATGTTATGCAGTTTGGACGACATTTTCGGTGCAGCCGGTGGGCTGGCAGCGGTGGTTGTGTCCGGGTACGTGAAATTGTAGGCCTCAGTAATGCCAGCCGCTTCAACGCCTCCATACACGTTTTGCAGAACGGTATAGCCGCAATCAATACCAAGGTCGGACATTTCAAACTGATTCGCCCACGCCAGCAGCATGCCCTGAATAATCGTGCCACCAGTAAGCGCTTTGCAGTCGTTGGTTAGCGACGGCATTTTACGCCCGACCAGTTTTACATTGTCCTTGGAGATATATTTCCCGCTGCCTACACCGCTCATTCCCACCGCATATCCATTTGGCGGATAGGTTTTGTCCTCCAGTTGAACGATGCCGCCAGATGCAGGCAGGGCGTGGATTGCCAGGTCTACGATATTGTTTTGCGTCCCCCACCATTCCGGGCGAACAAAACTGTTTGCCGATATAGTGACGTTGCTATTCGGGGTAAACATCTGCCCCATCGTGTCCTCTAATTCAGACGTAAATACATAGGTCGGCAAATAGCAGACACCGGGTATTTTCAGCTTTTTATGGACGGCAGCCGCATAAATATCTGCCGCCTGAACGGCAGCGGTGTCATTGGTTACGCCGTCGCATTTTGCCCCGAATGTCTGGACATTGATGTTTGATCCGACGGGGGACAATTTCCAGCGGCCGCCGTCGGTGGCGACGATGATGGTGCCGTTATTGTCTGCGCTGGTGGTGTCCAGCGGGTCGAGGTAATAGTTTCCGCCCCCGCCATCCCCCTGCGCATCGTGCCCGGTTACAAACGCATTTGGCGCACCGGTTTTAACGAGCGCACGCACTGCGGTTAAATTCGGCACAACATGGCTATATGTCGAAACGGGATTCAGCAAAACGAATTGCGTCCCGTTGTAGAAAAAAACCGCGCCGTTTGCCGGGATATCGCCTACCGACACGGTTTTCGCGCCAGGTAGAACAATCGGGACTGCCCCGACGCTGTTGATATTCAGCGTCGGGCTCGTCGTCGCATTGGAGCCGACCATTACCCCACGGAAAACCTGCCCAACTGCATAGCTCTGAAACGCTGGCAGAACGGTGGCGACGATGGTGTCAGTTCCGCCCACGCTGGTCAGGGTCTGGACGGTGTTGTCCTGAACCTGGGCCAACGCGGCATAGTCGTTTCGCGCCTGGCCATTGGCCACCCCCGTATGTCTGAAGTTGCCCATCGGCAGGTTGGCAGTGGGGGCCGCCTGGCCATCGCGCGGCACGCTGTTGGTGATTTCCGACCCGATGTCGGAAATGGTGCTGTTGAACGCGTTGGGGTCCATCAGCGTGCCAGCCTGAACCGGGTTACCTGCCGGCGGGTTGTATTGCCCTGATCCGTTTCGCATTTTCATGCTCCATGAATGAAGAAGCCCCGCCAGAGGCGGGGCTTGTCGATGGGGTGATGTGGTGTTACGGCGCAGCTTGGGCGCCAACGTTGGCGGCGGCGGCCGGCGTGCCGCGCAGCGCCTGCAGCAGCAGCGGGCTGACGGTAGTCTGGCTCTGCAGCAGCTGGTTGGCCACGTCAGGATTGAGCAGCGCCTGCGCCAACTGGTCGGCCGCGCGCCGGGTGGCGGCGTCCTGCAGTGCGCCAGCGCCGAGCCAGCCGCCCATGGTGCCCACGCCAGGAATGACGGTGCCGATGGCCGCCGCTGCCGCTTTCTGGGCGGTGCCGCCGGACGAGCCTTCTCCGGTCAGCTGTCGCATCAGCCAGTCGTTGGCGGCCAGGTTGGCCAAGGTGTCGCTACCGGATGATTTCAGGCTGTTGCTGATGGAAGAACGTTGCAGATCCTGCTGGACGCCCGTCAGGGCTGCGGTGGCATCGTCGCTGATGCCGTAGTCGGAATTGCGCAGAGCGCGCGCCAGCGCGGAGTTGTAGCCGTTCAGCGTAATAGATGGATCACCAGCGGCGTTAAGAGCGCGATTGCCAAGGTTGTCCAGAATCGACTGTCCGGCCTCCATGTCGGAAATGGGTACAGACGCGTCTCGATACGATTGCCGCGCACTCGCGTAATTTGGAGACTGCGTGTCGAGCCAGTCGAGGAAATTCCCACGAAGATTCCGTATCGCATTTTGCTCTGCGCCCGCCATGCCGGTCCGTTGCCCTTCGTCCAGCATAGCATCGAACGCCATCTTCATATAATGGCCGCCGGTGCCGGTCAGGTCGCCGTCGTCGGTGATGATCGGTGCGCGATCCATCGAGTTGGCGGCCAACTGGCGCGCGCGCTGCAACGCCGACGCGCCGGCCGGCGTGGACAGCAGATCCGTCAGCGTCGAGTCAGGAACATACGATTCCTGGCGCGCCGCGGCGTAGAGCGGACCGGCGGCATCCTGCCGCGCCTGGATTGCACCTGCCATGGCGTCCGGCGTACCAGCCACCCCCTGGATGGCCTGCAGGCGCGCTGCGTTGTTCTCGATCGCGCGCTGCTCGAACATCGCCCGGTACTGCGGCAGGTTCGAGACGGCCTTTTCCAACTGTACGGCCTGCGGCGTCTGCAGCACCTGCGCCAGCGTCGGCCGCGAGCCCGGCACGAACTGTTGCGCCGGCGTGCGCAACGCGGCGGCCAGGTCGGCGGCGTTCGATGCCGTGCCGGCTGCCGGGCCCGCAGCACCAGCAGGCGCTGCCGCGCTGGCGCCAGCCCCTTCAACTGCGGGGGCTGTTGCAGCGGATTGCGCCGGCGTGCGCAACGCGGCGGCCAGCGTGTCGGCGGCGGTTGCCCGGGGCGAGATTACCGGTTTGGCGGCCTGGTAAAGGCCGCGCGCGCCATTGGCTGCACCGGATACTGCGCCACCGATAGCACCGCCGATGGCGGTTTGAAGGGCTTTTTCCTGCCAATAGCTGGGCGCTTTGCTGCCCTGGCCGGTTATCAGGTCGCTCATGGTCGGCGGCACGGCATTCGTAACGGGCTGCATGGCACCGACCGTTGCGCCCTGGGCGACGGCATTGGCAATGCGCCGGGCGCTGGCGCTGCTGGATACCAGCGGCAGCCGTTCAGCGATAGATCCGGCCCGGCCCAGCAACGACGCGCCGCCGCTGGCCAGGAATGGTGCCGCATCACCAATCGCTGCGCCGGCTACGCTGGCGGCGTTGGTCGGCGTGTTCGCCTGGTATTGCTGCTCGCGCTGCGCCATGTAGGCGTTGTTGTTCTGGGTAACGCCATGCCAGTACCGCGAAACAGGGTTGTCCGGCAGCATCTGCAGCCCTGCATCCACCCCGTTATCCAGCAACTGGGACGCGCCCAGAACGGGATTTAGCAGGTGGTGCTGACCGGCACGGATGAAGTCGCCCACGCCGCTGTTCGCCAGATCCTTGCCGAGTCCGCCCGGCAGTACGGCCGACAGCGTGGTAGCGACATTGTCGGTGGCTGGAGTAGCCGGCTTTGCGGCTTTGGTCTGGGCAACCGGCACAGGCGACTTTGATTGCAGGGCCGCCAAGATCGGGTCGCTCTGCCCCTGGCTACCGGCTGCGGCCGGCGCTGCCGTACCAGACAGCGCGGCCATGATCGGGTCGGCACCGGCCGGCGGTGCGGCTTTCGCGGCCTGAGCCATCTGGGGCTGGGGCTGCTGTTTCAATTGCTGGAAGTAGCCAGCCACCTTGCTCACATAGTCTTGCGTGCGCGGCCCCCAATTCGCCGGGTTCGTGCCGCCGTGATACTCGGTGACGGCCATCTCCGGGTCGCCGCCGTTCCGTTGCAGCGAACCAGCCAGCAGCTGCGCCGCGCCGTCAATAGCCTGCGCGGGGTCGCGCGGGTCGATGCCGAGCTTGTTGGCGATGCTCTGCCGGATCTGCATCAGCCCGATGGCGCGGTCGTTCGGGTCGCCGACCGCCGGCACGGGGCCGACGGCGGACAGGTTGCCTTTCGGGTTCTCCTGCATCTGAACGGCGCGCAACAGGTCCGGGTCGATCCCGTACCGGGCCGCCGCGGCTTGGAAGAGGGGATCGAGCCGGTTTGCCATCACATCCATCCTTGCTGTTTGACGAATTGGTATTTCCGCAGCAGTTGGGCCTTGTCCGCGGGCTGCAGCTTGCCGACGAACTGCTGCAGATCCTGCGGGTTCATCAGCTGCATCTGGGCGATGCGCGGGTCGAAGTTCTGACGCCACATGTTGTCGAACTGGTTGTACTGCGTGGCGTCATTCCCATGCTGCGCCATGTACTGGCTGGCGGCGGCTGCCTTCGCTTGCAAGGCCATTTCGCCGGCCTTGTTCCAGGTCGCCAGCGCCTGCAGCGCCTGCGGGAAATGCTCATCGTTCGGGTTCGCGTGCATTGCGGCGTTGAGCTGGCTGTCGGTGCCCGTGCCACCGGACGCCTGCCATTGCCGCAGCCCATTCTGGGCCAGGAATTTCTGCATTTCCTGGAATTGCGTCACGCTGTCCTTCTTGCCGGCCACCAGCGATCCCAGCACCGGAGAATTGGCGGCGTACCCCAGAATTTTGTTCTGCCAGGCCGAGCCCGGCCCGGTGTTCACGCCGTTCTGCGACAGCTGGATGATGTTGTCCAGCACGTTGACGCGCGTAGGGCTATCCGTCGCTGCCGTCGTCAGGTCGTTGTAGCGTTTGGCGTTGGCCTGGGCGATGGTGACGCGGCTGTCGTTGGTGCCTGCGATTGGTGCCGGCCGAAGGTTGCCGCCAGCCGCTTGTCCCGGAGCCTGGTATCCGGCGAACCGTCCGCCACCGCCCGCCGGCGCGCCACCTGACGCCTGCAGCTCGCTGGTGAAAACCGGGTTTCCATCGGCGTCGTATGCCGTCATCGGTTTGACGGCAGCCGCGCCGGCCGCTTTGGCCTGTGCGGACGACTGCACGGCAGCAGTGCCGCCCTGTACTGGCACCATAGCCCATGAGCCATCCGCGGTTTGCACGCTCTGGAACCCCTCAGGTGCAGCAGCTGGCATCGTGGTGATGTGTCCGGTGCGCGGGTCGACCAGGCCACCGCCTGGGCGCACGGGGACAGGTGCGATGTAGTTGTCCTTGGCGATGCTGTCCTGAAGCACCTGGCGCCCCAGCTGCGACGACGGGTCTATGCCGGCGGCGCGCAACTTGGTGACGACGTCCGGCGCCTTGTACTGCGACAGCATCGCCTCGGTGTATTTGTCTGGGTTCATCAAGTACATCGCCATAGCCTGCTGCGGCGTCATGCCCGGCAGGGTCATGGATGCGCCGCCGGCAGAGGGCGGTGTAGCCGGAGGAGGGGCCGGAGTCTGCCCAGCGCCGCCACCATCTCCGCCGCCGCTGCTGGACTGTTGCAGAGCCTGGGCGAGTGCCGTCGCCTGCCTGGTCGGCCCAGCCGTTGCGCCACGCTCGGCCAGAGCCTGCAGCGCGGCGGCATATGCGGGATTGCTGCCGTTGCCAGCATCGGATAGACCCGGGTCGCTCTGTTGCTGGGTCGCCGGTTGCGCGCCAGCGCCGTCGGCGCCGAATTGGCCGCGCAGGTATTGGGCATACTGCTGGTTCAGCTCGCTCTGCTGCGACATGGCATTTTTGGCCATGGCCGCGCCGGTCCAGGTTTGCAGCATGCGCGCGAGCCCCTCCAGTGGGGACTGTCGAATCGCCACGCCCCCCACCGATTGGAGCGGCTGCGGTTGCATACCCTGGTTCATGGCCTGCATGCCCACCTGGCGTTCCAGCTCGATCTGCTGTTGGGTTTGCGCCAGGTTGGGGTACAGCAAGTTCATGCCGTTCATCATGTTGTCAGCCATAGTTCCAGCTCCATGATTGTTGAGGCGCAGGGGTCATGGTGGAGTACGGCATCGAGGTATCTACCGGTGGCAGCTGCTGCTGGTTTTGCCGCTGGCCACCAGCCATCGTCCCCATGCTCCCGAATCCCTGCTGGATCATCTGCGCTTTTTGCTGTGGGCTCAGGTTGTTGAACATGCCGAAAAGCCCAGAGCCGCCAGAACTGCCGGCAGCCGCTTGGTATGGGCCGCCGAACTGCATGGCGTCACCGCCCAGCCCGGCAGTGCTGACGCCGTAGTCCGCGAACGTCGATCCTCCAGCGGCCGCGCCAGAGTCAGCGCCCATGCTGGCAAGTCCACCAAGCCCACCGCCAGACCCTGCGGCCGTCAGCCCGTACCCTCCGGCTCCGGCCTCGGCTCCTGCGCCCATCTCGGCAGCGCCGGCCCCAGCACCCGCGCCGCCAGCACCGCCGGCCCCCATCAGCGCGCCGCCGCCGAAGATAGAGCCGATGACGGCGGCCGCGGTGGCATCTGGGTGGTTTTGCGTCCAGCCGTTCCCCAGCTCCAGCGTGGAGTTGGCGTGCATGGCGTTGTGGGTTTTGTAGATGTCGTTGAAGGGGATTTTCCCGGTCAGCACGTTGCCCCACCACTTAGTCTCCGACCAGGGCATCTCCAATTCTTTGCCGACGAATCCTAATACGCTCATATCGCCCCCATGTTCACCGCCAGGTTGCCACCGCCCGCATCAAATACTGCACCAGGGGCGACGCGGCGGACGTCCTGCGCCATATAGCCGACGGTGCGCGGTGCGCGGTCGGACTGCCAGAGGTAGCGGAATGCGTACAGCGCCAAGCCGCGCACGCCAGTACCGATGCGTTGCACGGCCTTTTTCAGCCGCCGATCGGACAACATATAGGCCGATCCCAGCATACCGCCTAGGCTGAACAGCCCATTCATCATCCCTGCCGACTGGCCTGCCTGGGCGTTGTAGGCGTTCAGCTGGCCTTGATAGGCCATCTGAGTCGCCGCCATGGTGTTGGTGGGGTTCATGCTGACGCCAGGTGCGCCGCTGAAGTTCGGCATCTGCACCTGCGAACCGGTGCGCAGCGCGTTCAACTCGTTCAGAGGCTGGTTGCGCATCGTCAACTGGTTCTGCAGCATCTGCTGGTTGGCGCTGTTGTTCAGCTGGGCGTTCTGCATGCCGATCCCGAACAGGCCGGCCTGCGCCGTGTTCTGCAGGTTGGCGTTTTGCAGCCCTTGGTTGAACAGCTGGTTCTGGTACTGCATGCCCTGCAGGGTGGCGTTGTTGGCGGCCTGTGACTGCGTGAATCCCTGCTGGCGCGCCTGGTTGTCCATCGCGTTGTTGTAGGCCTCGCTACCGGGCGTGATGCCCTGGTTTGCCAGCTGGGCAGCCAGCGACTTGTTGGCCTGGTCCATCTGCGGCTGCAGCAGCGACATCTGGCTGTTGTAGGACGCATTCGTCGCGTTCTGGGCCAGGCCGGTCAGATCGCCGCCGTTCACCGGCCCAGCGTAGCCAGGCATGCCGCTGGTGCTGACGCTGGACTGCACGGCAGGCATGCCATTCGTAGACACCGGGCTAGAAAGCTGACTGCCCACATTCCCCAACAGCTGGTTGGAGGTGTTCTGCATCATCTGCGAACCCTGCATGTTCGAGTCGTACAGATGCTGCTGGCCAGGGCTCAGGTTGATGGATTGGGACCAGATCGGCGCGCCCGTGGTGGGGTCGGTGCCGTTCTGGGTCCAGGTGCTGTTTCCGAGCGGGGTATAGGTGTTGGTGCGGTTCAGCGCCGCATTGTAGGCGGCCGTCTGTTGGTTGCTGGTAGTCTGGGCGGCCGCGGTCGCCGTAGGATCAGGCGCGGCCGGCGCTGAGCCACCTTTGCCGCCACCCTCCAGGGTGGCGAGCTTGGACGTGCCGAAGCCTGCCGGCCGGAACGCACGCTCCGGCAGCATGGTGAAGTGGTCGTATCGCATGGGAAACCTCAGAGGAAACGGCAGTCCTCGCGCCGCATGATGTAGACGATGGCGTCGCCATCGGGGAAATAGTCGGCCAGCGAGGCCTCTTGCCGGAAGCCGAGCCGTTCATCCAGCCGACGCGCCCGCATGTTGCTGGCACCCACCAGGCCGGTCAGCCGACGCACGCCGAGTTGGTTGAAGGGGTAGCCGAAAATGTGCCGGTAGAACTCACGATTCAGCGCGCGCGGGTCGTCGCACCGGCTATGGATGGCGATGGAACTGCCCGTCCAACTGTCGTACATGACGCCCACCACCAGCTGGCCGTCGACCTCCATGCCGATGGCCGGATTCCCCTCCACCCACCGGCCGCCGGCCGCCTCGCAGACCCAGCGCCCGACGCGTTCGGGCTCATCGAAAATGATCCGCTTCACATCACGCTCCCGATCTCGAATGCAAAATCTGTGGCCATCCACTTCACGTTGGCGCCATTCGTGGTGATTTTCAGGTGCAGCGCCGCGGTGTAGCCCATACCCGTTACCGACTGCCAGTTATTGATGATGGTCTGCCCATACGGCCAGGTCGACGTTCCCCATATCGCCGATCCCCACATGGCCATGGTGATCGGTGCCGTGGACATCATGCCGATTGGCGGCGTGGTGTCGTAGTCGATGTTCAGCATCATCAGGAAGGACGGCTGGCCAGACGACGAAAAAATGGGTTTGGCGGACGTCCAGTTCTTCAGCGTGGCCGGCTGTCCGAAGTTGCTGAACGCCGGCAGCGCCTCTGCCTGGATCGCTGCGCCGTTGTCGCTCCATCCTTTCCAGGCCTGGGCAACGATGCCGGCGCCACCGAAGTACAGCTGGTCGTGAAACACCTCGAACGCATTCGCGTTCCATCCCTGGAACTGGCACCACGCGCCGGTGACGGTGTTCTGCACATACTGTTGCTGCTGACCCTGGCTGACGGGCACGTTGACGATCAGGGCGTTGGCGGTAGGGTAGGCGATTGTTTGCCACCCGTAGTTGTTTGGGTAACTGCCGGTGGCGTTGCTGATCGCCCACTGGATGTTGTCGGTCAGCGCGGACTTGTTGTCGCTCACGTCGGCGAAGAAGCGCCCCTGCATGAATGACGTGAGGCCGTCCTTGCTGAGATAGAGCAAATCGTCGCCAAACCGAGTCAGACAGCGGTTGCCCATCGGCGAGCCGAACTGCCAGACCCCGACCAGCGCCCATGTTGTGAGCTGCGACGGGTCGGTCCCCTGGTAAATGGCCACCTCTCCGGTGCTGGAAACGAACACCGTCAAATCCTGGGCGCCGAATCCTCCAGTTGCCGACCAGCTGCCAATCGCTACCAGCCGACCGCCGTTGCGGAATACCGGGCCGACGTCGAAAATCTGTGCCGCGCCGCCCAGCGACTGCACGGGCAAATAGGCCGCCTGCGTGCCGCCAATCACGAACCAGATCCGGGATTTTGCCGTATGTACGAATGAAATCTGGTTCAGCGGGATGCCGGTAATGCTGATGGGCGAGCTGGTGGCCGTCACCTGCTGCCAACTGCTGCCGTTGTACAACTGGGGGTAGTCCAGCCCATTCACTGCATAAAGGAACGTCCCGCCTGGTGTCGTCATGTGGGCGGTGACATACCGGTCGGATGACTGGCCGGCCACCGCGGGCGCGCCGACGGCGCCGGAGTTCGTCACGTCGTAGATGCCAGCGCTGGACGCGGCAAACAATCGTGCGGCCAGCCCATTGTAGGCGAACACGCTGTCAACCTGGCCCGGCAGCCCGGTGGCCCAGTTCTGGAATCCAGGCCTGATTTCCACATCCGATGGAGTGGGGAACATGTTGATCAGGATGCAGGCCATGTTGGCCGGCATGTTGGCAATGGCGTCCCGCGCGTTCCAGCCGCCTACCGGCGCCGGCACGCTGACGCCGCTGGTGGTGGGCGAAAACGATGCCATGAGGTCAGGAGCCTATGTTTCCATACCCGGTATCGGGGATGTTTGCTGTGGAGATGAAGGGGTTCAGGCCTGAACCGCTGGTCAATGACAGATCGCGCATGCCGGCCTGGGAGGCGATTGCCCGATCGCGCGCGCGCTTCCAGTCCTCGTATTCGATGCTGAACTCCAGCCCCTTTTTCCGGCGGTAGCGCCAGATGATGCCCAACACCATCACGTTGTCGTCTAGCAGGTAGGTGTCCGTGTCCGCGGCGAACTGCGGTTGCGGCACATTGTTGGCGGACTGGCACCAGCAGTTGCTGTAGTACTCGTAGACCAGCGTGTTGTTGTCGGTGGGGCTGGGGACCGGGAACAGCACAAACTGGCCGGCTAGGACACGCCAGCGCCGGCGCGGCCCCAGTGTCACCACTGCGGACTTCAGCACCTGCCATTCCTGCGGCGTTGCCGGGCCCAGCAGCTGCCAGCGCATGCTGCGGTCCCATGCCGTGCCGGGGATGAGCATGTCAGCGTCCGCCGGCAACGCGTAGGTGTCCTGACCGCCTACCACCTGCCACACGAACTCCCGCCGGAGCATCTGCCACCCGTCAATGCTGGTCCCGATGGCATGCATTTCCTGCCCTTCGCGGTTCGCCAGCGCCAAAAGTTGTTTGACGGTGGGGTCGATGGACCCGATCACCTGGGGAGGCTGGATAATGCCGATTTCGGCACACGCATCCTGTATCAGCTGCAACAGGGATTTGTGCCCGGCGGGAGTTAGCGCGCTCATGCGTTGCGGCTCCTGCGAGAGGTGCTTTCAGCAGCTTCGGCGGCGGTGCGCGGCTCTTGCAGCTTATTCTGCAGGTCTTCTATCTGAGCCTGCATGGCAGCCATGGACTGTTCCATCCGGGTGATGGTGTTGTCGCGGGCCTCCAGCTCGGACTGCATGCGCGCCATCGGCGCATTGCCGGCGGCGGCTTCCAGCCAAGTCCGGGCGCGGTCGCGCAGTTGCCGGCCACCGAGCCAGGACAAATTGCCGTCCGCGAGTGCCGCCAACTGGTCGACGGTGTGGATGTTCAGCGCCTTCAGCTCGGCCACCTCCACCTTACTGATCTGCGGCCACTGCTCCAGCGGAATACCGTCGCCGTGCTGCGTCATCTCCTGTTTGAAGGCGGCCCATTGGTTCGGGAAGCGGCGCAGGTCAGAAGGACCGGCTTCATCGTCCTGCAGCTTGACGGGGCGGACCACCTTCTTGGTCTTGTCGCCGGGGAACAGGATCGTGATGAAAGGGATTTCGCTGAAAATCGGCCGCCCTTCTTGCTGGCTCTCGAACGGCTGATGGACGGCCTCGGTGTGGAATTCGACGTATAGGCCGGTATCGTTGCCATGGGATACCTGCGCGATGGTTTGGCCCGGGGAAAAACTGTATTTTTCCGGGGCGAATGCGTCGTTCATGGGGTAGTCCTTTGTGGGTTATGCCGGGCTGACGGTCAGTTGTTCAAAGTGGGGATGTAGGGCTGCTGGGCGGCGGGCTCGGCGTGTTCCTGCTGGGGCGCGGCATACAGCGATGCCGGCGCCGCCGGCGCTTGGCTGAATCCGCCGGGGATGTGGGACACCAGTTCATTGAACGCGGCCACAACGTCGTCAGCGTGGGCGTGCGGATCGGGGTGGCGGTTGGTAGCGGCGAAGGCCAGCGCGATCAGGCGGATTTCTTCGGTGGTGATGTTCATGGCTGCTCCAAGAAAAGAGAAGGGCGGCCGAAGCCGCCCTGTTTGGCGATCAGGTGATGGCTCCCTGCGCCAGCGGGAAGGTGCCCCACAGCACCGCCTGGTTTGCCGGCAGCACGATCTGGCCGTTGCCGCTGCCGATGGTGGCGCCGGCCGCCGACGCGTACTGCACGCCCTGCATCTGCAGCGAGGCAGACGCGCCCGGCTGCACGCTGCCAGCCGCGCCGAAATACGCCTGGCCGCCAACCGCAGGCGCGCCCGAGGTGTAGACGATCATGGCGCCACCTACCTGGAACCACGCCCACTGACCGGCGGGCGGGTTGCTGATCGCTGCGCCCAGAGACAGGCCGGAGTTTTTCACCCCCGCCCACGGCTGAGCCTGCAGGATCAGATTGCCGTTGCCATCCAGCGTGTGGGTGAACTGAACCACCTGGCCCGCGCCGATGCCGGCCGTGTACGAGCCGACGACAGTTGCGTTGCCGGCCGGCGTGTTCGGGTTGGCAATCGGCTGCTGGCTGTTGGTGTCGATCACCTGGCTGACGTTGAACGTCAGCGTGGTGGTGGAGGGCACCGACGCGACGATGAACTGGCCGTTGTAGCCCACCGGCTGAGCGCCAGCGATGGAGATCGCCGCGCCGACGGCCAGGCCATGCGGAGCAGTCGTGGTGAGAGTGGCGACATTGCCGGCCACAGTGATGGATTGCACGGCCTGGGCCGCGATCGGTGCAACCTGGGCGAACGCGAAGAAGCCGCCGCCCAGCACCGAATGGGTGCCGTCCACGAACTGCGACGGCAGGTTGTAGCGGCCCATTTTGCCGGCGTTCGGGCCGACCAGCATTTCCGGCCCCGGGCCGACCGGGTCGACGCTGCCCAGATCGACGGTGCCGATCAGGGCGTCCTGCATAGTCCAACGTGCCATGGTTTCCCCTTATGCGCCCAGGACGCCTTGCAGACGCCGATTGGAGCAAGTCATGTTGCCGGCGAAACCGATCAACTTGACCGTCGCGTCTTGGTTGGTGGCATAGCGGTTATCGCCAATCGGCGCGAAGTTTCGCGCGCTGTGCGGCCGCAGGAAGATGTAGTTCGTGTTCAGGAAGAACATCGAGTTCGCCGGCGCGCCGCCGCCGACACCACCGTCCAGCACCACGTCGGCGCCCATGTACTTCAGGGACTCGAAGCCGGCCTCGGCCATCTCGGACGAGGTGATGCGTTGGATGGCCTGCAGGCTGGCCAGGTAGGCCAGGTAGTAGTTGTTGTCGGCGACGATGAGGTCGGTTTTGTCGGCGCCCCGGACCAGATTGACCCACAGCTGGTTCATGAACCCCTGGATGTTTTGCGGGGTGACGGCCGCGCCACCGTTGCGCAACGCGGAAAACGCCAGGTTGCGCCAGAACGCGCCGATGCTGGTGGAGGCGTCGATACCGCCCACCATGCCCTGCGCGGGGTTCTGGCTGACCAGCAGCTGCAGGCCGCCGATTTGACGGCCGCCGTCGGCGGTGCCGTCGCTGTAGCAGTCCAGAGCCACGTTGTTGGTCATGGTGCGTTCGGCGTTCGAGATGCGGCCCTCCAGCAGGTCGATAACCTGCTCCTCGCCGCTGTTCTGCAGCTCCTCCAGGCCGCTGATGCTGATGGCCACGGCCGCCTGCGCGTAGTTGAACTCCGCGCCGGTGAACACGTCGGACGGGCTGATGTTCAGCTGCTCATAGCCCGAATACCGCTTGTAAGTGCTGTTCTCGGCGTATTCCAGCTCTTGCACGATGGTGCGACCGCCGGACACTGGCTTGACCTTGCCTTTGCGCTTCAGGCGGTAGAGGAGGGCGTTGTTCTTGGTGAAGTTGTCGGCGATTTTCCCGCTGCGGTTGCGCAGCGTGGTGGTGACGATTTCCGTCATCGTTGCCGACGGGTTCTGCAGTCCCATGTGGGCTCCTTTCGATTCGGTTCAGTTCAGACCTGGCCGCGGGCGGCGCGAAGGTTTTGCGCTAACTCGTCGCGCAGGCTGAGGTTCTGGTTTGCGGCTGCGGGAGTGGCACTGCCGGGGGCACCGCTGAGGCTGACGCCGGCAGCTTTGGCCTGCTGGGCTCGTTGGCTGGCGGCCTGGGCTGCTGCCTCCCTCTGGTCAGCATCGTGTTTGCTGATGAGGTTCTGGCGCAGGTCGGGCCGTGCCCATACGGCGCGTTCGTAGGCATCATCCAGGCTGCTCGCCATCCCCGACTGCAGAAGCACGGCCATGTCGCCGCGCACCTGTTCGAAGTGCGGTTTACCTTGCTGGAACGCCTCGATCTGGCGCTGCATGTCAGCCTGCTGGGCTTCATGCTGTTGCTGTACCCCTTGGAGTTGCATCTGTTCGAGCTGCTGCAGGCGTTGCTGCATCGCTGCGAATGCAGGGTCAACCTGCTGGGGCTGGTACTGCGCCACGGCGTCCAGGGGGATGCCGTAGTCACGCAGGATCTGGTGGACCATGTCGATTTTCTGGGCCGGGTTGCCGTAGCGCAGCGCGGCGTCCGCGGCGAACAAATGCTGGGCAGCCACCACCGGCGGCACGTTGAACTGACGGATAGTGTGCTCGAACGGTTTCAGCGCCTCACGGAACTGGCGGCCGGTCTGGCGCTCGTCATCCATGCGGCTGAACTGCTGCTGCATCTGGGCTTCGCGGGTGGCGATGTACTGCTGCGCCTCCGGCGGGATTTTTTCCCAATGGGGGCGGGCCTCAGCGGACCAACTGGCCGGCGGCGCGGTAGCGGCTGCGGGTTGCGCAGCGCTGGCATCTGCGGCAGGCGCGGCCACGGCGGTTTTGTCTGCCGGCTGGGCAGCGGCTGCTGCAGCAGCAGCGGGCGCGCCATCCTGCTTCGCAGTGAAGCGGCCCTGCTGATCGCGCGCGGTGCCGGGCTTGGGCTCGCCTTGGCCGGCGGCCTGCTGCTCGGCCGGCTTCGGCTGCGGCGGCGGGTCATTCGGCGCGCTGTTGAGTTCGGTGTAGGCAGCCTGCAGCTGCTCACGCAGGGACTGTTCGCCGACTTCTTCCTCTTCGCCGGGGACTGCAGTAGCGTGTTCGCTCATGGTGGTGGACTCCAGAAATGACGAAGGGCCGCGCGTGGCGGCCCTGGTTGGGGATTGGGTGGTTGGTGGCTACTTGGCCTCGTGCAGCTTCTGCTTGAGCTGGAAGCCCAGCAGCGGCCATAGCTTGTTGACTGCATTCTGGCGAGCGATCTTGCGACCCAACTCGGCGTCGAAGTTCTCCGGGCTGGCGCAGGCGCTCTCGCCGGTGACGGTGAAACCGTTCTTCAGCACCAGCACGCAGAAGGTCAAGAGGCCGAGCGTCAGCCAGGGCAGCGCCTGGTCACCTTGGCTGCTCGGCTCGTCGCCGGCCACGCCGTCTGCGCCCGTGAAATAGTGCTCGCTGGCGATGGCGGCTTCGATGTCCGCCGGCGTGATGCGCGGCGCGGTCAGCCCTTTGGCCTGGATTTGCTGCTCGATGGTGGTTTCGGTCATGGTTTCCCTTTCAGGCGTTGTGTTTGGCCAGCACCTCGCGGGTGGCCTCGGTCAACTCGCGCCGGACGTTGAAGTCGCCCAGCACCTCGGTGCGCGGTTTCGGCTTGCTGCTCTCCGGCCCCAGCTCTACATAGTCGTTTCGCCGCAGGAACTCGCGGTGCTGGGCGCGGCCCTCGATCATCGGCGCGGTGCCGGTTTTGCTGTCGATGGCCATGGCCTGATAGGCCGGCTGGTCGGGCTGGATGAATGGCGCGGTGATCTGGCGTTCCATCACCAGCCCGCAGCACTCCGGCAGGTTGTCGTTCATCTCGGCGACGCGCCGGTAGATGTCGAGGGTGTGCTGGCAGCGCCGGCACTTCATGACGTAGATGGGCATTACTCGTCGCTCCCGTTGGGCTCTGCGCTGTCTGCGCGCTCGGCTGCGGCGGCGGCGCTGATCTGGGCCGTCTGCAGCGTGGTCTGGGCGGTAACCTCGGCCACCTCCACGCGCGCGGCATTGTTGAGGTTGGCCAGGATGATCTGCAGATTCTGGTCGGCCTCGGCGCGCTGCTGCTCCAGCACCATCCGCATCTGCTCCATCCTCTCGTCGAACTGCTGCTGCATCATCTCGCGCTGAGCCTCCAGCGCGTTCTGGTGCGCGTTCTGCTGCGCCTGGGCGGCCTGGGCGGACGTGTCGACCTGGGCCTGCAGCTGGGCCTTGAACTGCTCCAGATCCTTCAGCGCCGCCAGCTTTGCCTGTTCGACCTGGATGGAAACTTGGCCGCGCATCTGCTCCAGCTGCATTTCGACCTGGCCCTTGGCCTGCACCTCCTGCAGCCGGCCCTGCACTTTGATCATCTCCGGATCGGGCTTCGGCGGCTGCGGCTGGCTGGCCAGCTGCTGCAGTCTGTCCAACGTGGCCTGGAATGCGCCCTCCAGGCTGCGGCCGACCTTGAACGAGCGCACGGCGAACATCAGCAGCTCGCCCAGCAGCGGCGCGATGGTCGGGTTCTGCTCGGCCGCCGGCACAGCCGCCTGCAGGAACTTGCTGCAGCTGTCCAGGAACGCCATGCGCTGCTGTTGCTCCTGCTGCTCGTCGTCGCCGATGGTGCTGTCCGTCTCGATGTCGATGCGGAACGTTCGCGCCGCGTTGTTCTTGAGCAGCGCATCGACCTCCTCGATGCTGGGGTCGGCCATCGCCTTCAGCAGTTTCGGCGACAGCTGAGGGGCTGGCGCTGGTGCCGGCTGCGGCGGTTGGCCAGGCTGCTGCGGTGCTTGGGGGTGGCCTTGAGGCATGGCCGGCTGCTGTTGCATCTGCTGGAGCTGCAATTTCTGCGCCTGCGGCAGCAACTCCACGCCGCTGATCGTTAGCAGGGTGGCCATGCCGAAATGGGCTGCCATCACCTCGCCCATCAGCGCCAGCAGGTCGCGGGCGAACCGGGCGGCCTCGTCCTGCATGTCGCGCAGCCGGATGCTGGCGAACGCCCCTTTGGCGCGGGTGGCCGTGGCCGTCTCGCTTGGGTCGTTGGCGCCGCGCAGGATGTCGGACATGCCGGTGATCTCGTACATCTCCTGTTTGACCTTCTCGCGCGCCTCGTACAGCTGCATCAGCGCTGCGGCCACCTGTTCCAGTGGCAGGAACTGCACCGAGCCGGCTAGGCCGCCCTTTTCTGCGAACGCTGGCCAGTTCTTGACCGGCACCAGCCGGTTTTCAACCCCCTCCGACAGCATCCGCTCGACGCCCTCGGCACTGCCGTCGTACACGCCCACCAGCTTGACCGCCTTGACCAGTGCGTTGATGCGCTGGGTCAGGCCGTCCAGCTCCTCGGCCTGGTCCTGATAGATGGCATAGTCCGGCGTTGGGATGCAGGTATCACCCGCCAGCGTGGCGAACAGCGGGCGAGGGCACGGCCAGAACTGGTTCAACTTCAGAGGGTCGGGCCGCTGGTCCAGCACCTTCTGCGGATGGTCCTTGCAGACCCAGATGGCTGTCCTGGTCGGCTTGTCCCAGATCTCGTAAACGATGGCTTTCTGCGGGACCGTGGCGCTGTCCGTCTGGTTGCCGTCAGGCGTGGCCGCCTTGGTCAGAGACACGGCGTTGCCGATTTCCTCGCCGAACCGTTTCACCAGCTCGGCGCGCGTGCAGTACACCCGGCGCCAGACGGCCGTCACCTCTTCCCAGACGCGGGCGTCACCGGTGTGGCCGAAGTCCGTCCAATGCACGTAATCGGGCATCACCTCTTCGTAGTCGACCACCTCGGTGCCATCCGGCACATGCGCCAGCTGGCCGGCGGACTCGTCACCATCTGGCGCGTCGTCGGTGAGCTGGGCGCCGGCAGCTCGGACGTCGGCGTCTCCCTCTACGCTGGCATCGCGCAGGTGAGGCACGTAGCGCACCCATGCCACGCCGCGGCCGCACAGGAAGCGGTCGCGCACGGCGTTCTTGACGATGAAATGGAACCCGGTCAGCTGCTGGGTGAACGCGAGTGAGCGCTCCAACACCTCGCTGGCTACGCGGCCGGCAGGGTCGTCGTCCTTGTAGCGGCGCTCCACTTCCGGTTTCGGGCAGCGTGCGTAGACCGCTGGCAGCATCACCTGCAGGTTGCTCCACAGGACGTTGTAGCGGCTGGCGGTTTTGGCCAACTCGCTTTCTCGCTCGTCCTTGTAGCGCTTGACGATGCGCTTGCCGCGCTCATGCCAGGGGCCGGCCTTGGCCTCGTAGCGGTTGATTTCCGCTATCCAGCGCGCAGCCTCCGGATCGGCCGGAATCTGGGTTTCAGTGGTCATGGGGGTTATATCCGTTTGCGTTGCGCTGGGCCGGTGTCGCCCCAGAACAGATCATCAGCGGTCATGTGCTCGAAAAACTTCGGTGGCGGCTTTGGCTGCTCGGCCGCTGCGGGCTCTCGCCAGGCCACGGCGAGCATGCGCAGGGCGTCGGACAGGTGAGACGTCCAGTCATGAAGTGGGGCGTCTTTGAAACACATCCGCTCGGTGTCGTACTCTCGTCGGTATTGCTCGGCAGCCTCGATTCCTCGGCTGCAGCCGTCCTCATCGAACCAGGCCCGCTTGATCAGCGCGCGCGTCGCCTGGATACCATCCTGCAGTGATAGGGACGGCACGATGCGAACGCCGCCCCAGCCGAAATGAGCGGCCATCTGCTCTTGTACCGATTTGCCGCTGGCAGCGAATGTTTTGGCGGCGCCGTCATGCGGTAGCCAGATCGTGCCGTAGCGGTAGGATCGCCGGTGCTCCAAACCCGGGATGTCATCGGCGAACCGGAACTTCACCTCTCCGCTGATGATGTCCATCTCGCATTGGCGGCCTGTCAACTTGCCGACGATGTTGGCCACGGTCTGCCCATGCTCGCTGTAGGCCTCCAAGATGCGAAGCTCGCCGGCGATCACTTGGAACCACCAGATGGACGTGTCGTCGCTCCAGCCGATGTCAAACGCGCAATGCACCGGGTAGGCAGGGTCATGCGGCACGCGGGTAATACGGCCTGCACTGCGCGCTGCGGCGAATTCGCCAGAGTAGTACGCCCCCAGCACGGCGGCTTCGACGTCGCAATAGTATTCCTGCCGGAAAAACGCCTTGCCGGCGTCTTCGCCGTACAGCTCGACCATCTCCTTCAGTTCCTGGGCCAGCTGCTCCTCGGTGAAAACGCCGGTGTCGTCGGCAGTTTGCACTTCGCCCCACCAGTCAGGGTTCGAAAGGGCAGTCTGCAAGATTTTGTACATGTGGTTCTTGCCGCGCGGCGTGCTGATGAACATCGCCCAGCCGCCGTTCTCGGCCAGAATCGGCCGCAAGTAAGCCCAGGCAGCAGGGTTGGCGAGAGCGAACTCAGAGAAGACCACACCGGCCGGCGGCGAGCCCACAAGGCTGTTGAAGTTGTCGCTGCCTATCACCTGCCAGGTAGACCCGTTTTTGAACCGGATCATCATTTCCTGTTCGCGGGTGGTGGCGCGCAACGCCTCCGGGAACGCCTCATCAATCCGCCGGATGCCGGTGTGGGGGTTTACAGCTTCCCAGATCGCTTTACGCGCCTGGTTGGCTTGCGGCAGCATGTGCCAGTACGTGGCCACGCGCTGGTGGGCAGCGACAGCCGCCCAATGCAGACAGACCTCGTCCTTGCCCCAGCGTCGGTGCGCCATCTCGGCAAGGCGTATGCCTCCACGCTCCAAGTAACCCCATGCACCAATTTGGTAGCCGCGAGGGCGCCAGTTATTCGGCAGGCTTATCCGGGGCATAGCGGACAATCTCCACGATCAGGGGGCCGTCATCGGCGCCGGTTATCTCTTGCTTCACCATCTCGCCGTACTTCTTCGGCGCCAACTTCGAGGCGTACCACTTGCGGGCATCCACGCGCAGCCGGCTGCGGGCTATCACGTCGTGGTTTACGCCGGTCGCGCCCGTGTCATCGATGGGGTAGGTGTCGTTCTGGCCGTCGTCGGCGATGTCCAGGATCTCGTCGGCCAGGGTGTCGGCCTGGATCTCCCTGGCGCGCGCGTATTGCTCCCGAAACTCGGTGTGCTTGTCGAGCCACCGCATCACCATGCTCATGCTGGGCATCTTCGGATCGCGGCAGATTCGGGTCAGGCTATGGCCGCAGGCAAGGCGCTCGCAGATACGCTCCACGACGGCGCGGCTGTATTTGCTCGGTCGTGCCATGGGAGTTTCCAGGGTGGAATAGGCTAGTCAGACTTTGCCCACTTGTTGACGTATGATTATGTCGCCGTATTTATACGGCTGCTCCATGGAAACCCATCCGAATTTCCTGAAGTATTCTTTCAAGTCAAAGTATTGGAGGTTTTATGATTACTGTGTCAATCGATGCAAAAGGTAACGCCAAAACGGAGAAACCCGTTGGAGATGTATTGGTAAGCGTTTTTCAGCTCGTGGATGCGCGGGTTGAAACTGAAGGTAGCGTCAGAGTTGTTTCTCTTGATTTGGCGGATGGTAGCACTATCACTGCCCGCGTAGATGTCGGATCCAATACATTCAATATCAATAGTACGGAGACGCAAAACACCTTCTTTGCAGAGTCGCCAGAGACGTCGACATACACCCTTATTATGAGGAAAATTCCGCGCTGTTAAGCAAAAAGCCCAGCTGAATAGCTGGGCTTTTTTGCGTTCTGCCTGGTCGCGACAAGAGCGGCTTACGCCGCTCGTTCTTTGTCGAAGCATCCCGCATTCGAATCACTTGAACTGCTGTGACACTCGCATTCTGGGACAGATTTCTCCGGCATGCAAGCGGAGCGGTAGCGGGCCATGCGGGCGTGCTGGTAGACCTGCTGAGCGGCGCGGATCAGCAGATACCAGAAATCATCGCGGCGGATGCTAGTGCGGCCAACCAGAAACCGGGGCGAGTCGTGGTGGACAAAATACCCGCGCAGCAGCTTTTTCTCTGGCATAGCCGGGGACAGCGCCGCCCACGCCCCTTCGATGAACTGGCACAGGTCGGCGTCTACCTGGCGGGCGGGCTGCAGGACGTGCTTGCACGCGTCGCACGGGTCGGGGAACTCATAGCAGGCCGGGCAGCGATTGGGGCGCATACGCCCTTCAGCGCTGATGATCGACGTGCTGCTGCCGCCGTGGCTGGAACGCCATGACACGAACCATCCCCAATCCTCCATTGCATCCCACAGGTGCTGTGGGAAATCTTCGCGCCGTACCATATAGCCCCCTTGTAGCGTTGTTGCTCAGAACTCTTCGACTGCCCAGCCGCCACCATCCCGTTTTGCTTGGACCTTCACGGCGATGAAACGGAACGGGTACTGGTCCGCAGCAATCTTGATCTTGGCGCGCGCATCGTCCTGCCAATGCCCCTTGACCTCGTGCATTTCCATCTGGCCGTTTGCCAGCATGACGGCGAAATCTGGGCTGTAGAACGTGTTGTCTGCGAGGCGCAACTTGACGCCCTCAAACCGATACCACGCGACTTCTCCAGCCTGCTTCCTTTGGGCGAGGTGATTTTCATAAGCCTCCTCGGTCTTGTTCATGGCGCCTGCTTTAAGCCGGCCCAGCGCCTGCATGCGATTTTTGGCATTCGGCCTTTGCCCGAAATTGAGTCCGTGTTGCATGGCTTACCTCAGTGAATCAGGCCCAGCGCCAGGGCGCCGAGCAGGGTGATGGCCGCGGTGGCCAGGACAGTGACGACGGCTTTGGCGTGCGGGGTCATGCGATATCCTCGTCGTGTTGCCGGGCAATCAGCTGGACAACGGCGAGTACCCACAGCGGCCAGGTGAACAGCAGGGAGGCGAGTTGCAGGGCGGTTTTCATGCGCTTTGCTCCGTGGATTCCGGCAGATAGGGGATGAGCGAATCAGGCACCGCGTGGCCGGCTTTTTTCAGTGCGGCGGCGGCATGCTGCTTACCCAGCGTGCCGCCCTTGTACACGCCGCGGGCCACCTCGTCGGCGATTGCCAGCCAGTTGTCCAGCCGGTGGGCGTTGTCGCTGGGGAAGCGCATGCTCTTGGCTGCCCGGTGCACCTGGGCGATTTGAACTTCTGCCTCCTCTCGGCTCATAGTTGCCGGCAGCGCTGCATCGTTTCTCACTTCCGGGACGTCGGCCATGCGGTCGCGGTTGGCGTCCAGAGCTGCGATCCAGCGGCCCTTCATGCTGCGGTAGTCGCTGTGCAGCAGGTCGTTGCCCAGGCTGACGGCAGCCCAGAACAGGGGCGGGCTTGGCCAGTTCTGCGGCTTGCGTGCGCGGCGGTTGCCCATCTCGGCCTGGGCTCGGTAGAACAGGGCTTCCGGGTCGCGGTCGGCACCGTTGCCGCCATGGCAGCCGCGGATGAACTCGTCGCAGCTGGGCGGGTACTGGTAGCGCACTTGCAGTCCGCTCTTGATCTGGTCCGGCGTGATACGGGAGAGGTCCAACTCTTCCGCCCATACCTGCTTTGCCTCTTCGACACCGGCGTCCACGGCATAGGTCATGTCGTCGGTCGGCTGCAGGGTCTTGCCGGTGCGCTGGTCGACGATGACGCCACTGCGGTATTTGTCGGCGAACTGCGCGCCAAATCGCCCCATCAGGCGCCGGAAAATCTCGTCCACCCAGCGCAGAGGGATGCGTCCGGTTGCGCCGGTGATCAGGTCATTGCTCATGGATCGTTTCCCCCTGAATCTCACGCTCTGCGGGCATATCGCGGCGCGGTGGGTTGTACATCGAGGACATGGCCGCCTGGCGGTTGCCGGTGTTGCTCTGGCTGGCCTGCATCCGCGATTGCGTGATGCGCTCGCGGTCGGCGTTGATCTGGTGGGCGTCCAGCAGCCATTTGCGGAACTGAGCCTGCCAGGCCTGCACGTCGCGCCGCGTGGCGCTCTGACCCTGGAAGTGGGCGACGAACCGGTCGCGTTCAGTCCAGACGTTCAGGGACAGCTGGCCGGCGGAGAGGCGGGCGGCGGGGCAGGGTTGCAGGTCTTCAGGGACGGGGATGCCGCCACGATCACGGCGCGCGTCACTCACGAGAGAACCGTTAGGTTCTTGAGTGAGTTCTGGCTCTGGCTGTGGCGTGCTTGCCGGTTGGGTTAGCCCTTGGTTTCCGTCAGGTTCTGGTCTGGCTAACCCGCTGGGTTCTTTTGGCAAACCCGACGGGTTTTGTTTGGGTTCATGCTGGGTTTGCTTTCGCCTCCCCCCGCGCTTCCCGTTTTCGCGTGCTGTCTCGATGCGCGCGACGTCCTCTGCGATCTGCTCGTCGGCGCGGGAGTTGTGCCGCGTGCCGTCATCGCCGGCCGGGAAAAACTGGTCGACAACGGACTGGACCGCGGCCTGCTCCTCGGGCGAGAACGCACGGCAGATGCGAATAAGGGCCACCATGTCGGCAGGCAGCCCCTTTTCCGTTGAGTAGTAGTGATCCAGCAGCAGGGAGTACGCCCCATGCTCTGCAAGCGAAAGGTGCGCGGTGGCGCGGGCATAATCGCCCATGAAACGCTTGTAGAAATTCATGGAAAAACCCCCTGCTTCTGGTTGCACTCAATGAACAAATTCGACATAATCATCAGTGCCTTATGAGGTAGGGCCGCTAGGTGTTACAGCACCGTTTACGCGGCCCTTTTCGTTTGTCGGCTTGGCATTAGTCGCCCCCTCCGCATTCCCCCATCCCCTTTCGCGCGCAAGCGCAATTCGCGCCCACCTGGCAGAGCGTGGCCATTGCGTCCAAGTACTTCGGCTGAACGCAAACCATGCCGAGCGCCGAGATGGCGGCGTCCAGTTTGTCGATGGTGATTCCCTGTTGGCCGGACAGAAAACGGCTGATCTGCGAGCCGTCCCAGGCCAACGCATCCGCCACGCGGTTGGATTGGCGGGGATCAGTCAGCGCCGCTCGCAAGCCGCGCTCGATGCTTCTAGTTCCTAAGTGCTCCATGCTCATGACTCCTCAAAAACGTTTGCTGGTGGTTGATCAAGAATTGGTCAATATTGCTCACGGGTTCCCCCCTTTCGGTAATGCTTAAGCGGCCACATCAGCCGCTTCTGATTGCTTCAGCTGATACGCAGCAAACAGCTCAGCCTCGCTGATGCCTGTAGCAGCTGCTACGGCACGGATACGCTTGGGGGGGATGTATTGGCACCTGATCCACCCCTGAACGGCCTGGTATTTCACCCCAGCGATCTTTGCTAGGGCGCCGATGCTACCGGCCTTGTCTACGGCAACCTGTACGCAGTTTTCGGTCATATAGCGTCCTCCTCAGCGGAGAATACAAGATGCAATTGCATAGCACAAGTAAATACTGCATTGATGGGCACAATCTGGGCTTGTATTCTGAGCCGATGGATATGAACGAAACATTTGCCGATCGCCTGCTGCGCCTGCGCGAGGCGCGCAATTTGACCCAGCAGAACATTGCCGACATAGCCGGCGTTTCCTACCAGGCAGTGCAGGGGTGGGAGAACGGCGCCAGCATGCCGCGCGGTGAGAAGCGGCAGAAGCGGGTTGCTGATGCGCTTGGCGTCACGCCTGGTGAACTCCTCTATGGCACGCGGCCGGAATCGCCAACACGCAGCGCGATGGACGCCATGCTGCAACCTGTCGCGCGCTGGGAGGATGAGGAGCGAGACTGCCTATTTCTGCCGCAGCTGATGGTCGATGTTGCGGAGAGTGGGCGCGCGGAATGGCGTGTGGATGCGTCTGCTGGGACACATCCCTTTGCCAGGGGATGGGCAGCACGCTACGGGATAGACGCGAGTCGCTGCGCTGTTTTTCCTGCCCCGGACAGCAGCATGGAGCCTCGTTTATTGCCGGGTGACTGCGTTGTCATTGACTACACCCGCGGTGATCGCATCACGGATGGGAAAATTTACGCTATTGGTTTGAATGGTGAAGTATTCATCAAACGCTTATTCAAAGAAATTGGCGGCGGGGTGGTAATTGTTAGTGACAATCAGGATAAAATTAGATTTCCAGATAAAATAATACCTTCTCATAAGCTTGATTATTTGCAGGTTATTGGTTTGGCTGTTGCAGTTGTTGGGGGGGTTTGATATTTTAAACTACTGCGGGAGTTAAGATGAGATTGTTTTTTCTTTCCGTTTTTGTTCTTATTTTCCCATTGTGTTCAAGCGCTGCAAATTGGGAAAGCGTATTGGGTATGGCTGATGATGGGGTAGCATATTTAGATTCTTCAAGTGTTTCTAGGCATGGTAGCAATGTTAAATTTTGGGTAAAAGTATCATACCCTCTACCGCATCCTAGCAAAGCATGCCCTGGGCAATTGTACGTTAATCACAGTGAGTTGATGATTATAAACTGTGCTGATAAAACTATTGGCACATCTCAATTTAATCAAAATGCTTTGGATGGAAATGTTGTTTGTTCATTTAAATATAATCGTATAGACATGGAAGATATCGTTCCAGAATCACTTGGAGATAAGTTAAAAGATATTGCATGCAAGGGAAGTAGTAGGCCCGGAGTTAAAACGAAGACGTTCTAGTATTTTCAATATTAAAGAAACCGCCGCGTGGCGGTTTTTTTTGGTATGAAGTTCTGAAAACAGAACTATTTGCACTTATTTCAGAACGAAACTCTGGCCAGAATGCGCGTATGAATATTGGAACGCGCATCAAGCAAGAGCGCCAGGCGCGCGGATGGTCACAGGGCGTTCTGGCCCAGCGTGCTGGCGTCAGCAAGACACTGATATCCGAGATTGAGAACGACCCCCTGCGCAGCACCACCAAGCTGGTGCAGATCGCGCGCGCGCTGCGGGTAAATCCAGTGTGGCTGGAGGGCGGGAAGGGGCCGCGGCAAGCACTGGCGAGCGAACAGCCATGGATCAGCGCCGAGTCCATGGAAGACCTGGCGGACCAGCTCCTGGCCATGGGAAGCGATGAAGTAGGGCGCCTGTGGGCGATGGTGCTGGAAAGAAGTAGACAGAAGGTCTAGCTGTATCACCGCTACTGTCCTATAGGTCAATGTCGTATGCATGCCAACGCATGCGAACGCAAGAAGCAACAATAATGTAGACCTGTATTCAGTTTCAGCTGCTATTGTGGATAGTAAGTAGATATGCGTACTATCCAAACGTGAATCAATCGTTTCATGATCGGCTGCGGGGCTTGTTGCAAGCCCGCGGCGTATCCCAAAAAGCCGTCTCAACAGCCCTCAGCGTCAGCCGGTGGACAGTCCGACACTGGCTAATTTCCAGAATGCCCAACGATAACCAACTGGCAAGCCTTTCTGCATATCTCGATACCAGCGTTGAATACCTGGTTACAGGCTCCTGTGAGCACGTCACCCATCTGGAGAGGTGCCGCATTCTGTACGACCTCAGCAAGGATCGGCTCACGACCGCGCAAGTTGATGTTTTCATCGACATGATAAATGCATTCAAGGCTACATAAATGTTGCACTACGTATAAATACGTACTGTCCGGCATTCGGGTATACCCGTACTGTGATGGCTCCACGAGAAACGGAGCGCTACAACATGATGGAGACTCAGGGGGAGCAACGCGAGACGCCGGCGTTAAACGATGTTGTGCGGCAGAGCGCGGACAACATGCTGAAGAATTTGGATGTGATGGAAGATAGAATTTTGTGTACTTTGCAACGCTTTCGAGAGGATCTTCTCCGAATAAAAGCCAGCACGTAGCAGGGAGGCCGCCAGGTGGCGGTTTTTTTGTGCCCATCAATGCAACAGTAAATTGTGTTGATGTGCAGTTTTTTCTTGCATTAACACAAGTTTCGTTTGTATAGTTCGCTCACACCACCGGCACGCCGGAGCGATCTTGAACAAACCGCAGTAGCAGACGGCACACCGCCCACCGTGACCACCTGGCAGCAACCAGGGGCGAAGAGGGCGGATAGCGCCGGCACATGATCGGATGCAACCAGCGGCGCCAGGCGGGGATGGAAACCTGCAGGGCGAGCGGGAAGCGGCAAGGCCGCAAGATGCAGATGAAGGGAGTGGAGTCGGGTGGTGTAGAAGGCCGCTTCTCACGAGGCGGCACACTGAAGCGGCGGCCCTGCACCGAATCGCTGATACACCGGGCCGCCGTGTGCGGCCCATCCCTGAGCATCTTGCCCGCAGGGTGCTCAGGGATGCACCCGCATCCTTCTCCTCGTACTACCCCGTTTGCCCGGCCCCGCGCCGGGCTTCTTTTTTCCTGGGAGGCCGCATGTCCCCATTGCTGCAAACCATCAACCGCATCGAGCGGCGCCGCGCGGTAGTGGCGGCCGCCAAATCCATCGCGGTCTGCGTCGGCATCGTCGTACTGCTGGCCGCCGTCAACCTGATTGGGAGCTGAACACCATGAGAGCAAACACCATGCCGTGCGCTGTCGTCGGCAGCCTCTGGTCGCACCTGCTGGTTCAGGACCGCGCCGAGCGCCTGGCGGATCACTTGAAAGACAAGGCGGTCGAGTTTCAAGTCGCGTACACCAACGGCGGGATCGATTGGGAGGACGTCGCCGGCAGCACCGAGGCCACGCTGGCGATGAATGCCCAGCTGCTGGACCTCGTCCACAAGATGCCGGACTGCCCGGCGCGCCGGCTGACGGTGGAAATGCTGGAGGCGGCCCGCTCCGACTATGTGGCGCGCAAGCTGCGGGAATACCAGCGGGAGGCGGCGTGAGCGACACCTACCGCGTGCGCGCCTCCAGCTGGGCGTCGTTGTTCGACTGCGCCCACCGCTGGGAGGGAACGCACATCCTCGGCATGCGGATGCCCAGCAGCCCGCGCGCCCAGCTGGGAACCGCGATCCACGCCGCCACGGCGGCATTTGACGAGGCCGTGCTCGCCGGCCAGGCCATCCGGCCCGTCGATGTGGCACCGGTGCTGGTGGACGAGTTGACCTCGCCCGACCGGGAGGTCGACTGGTCCGCCGACGAGCTGACCCGGCGCGACGCCGAGCGGATCGGCCTGCAGCTGGTGACGCGCTACTGCCTGGAGATCGCGCCGCGCTACCACTATGTCGCAGTCGAGCTGGAGGTGGTGCCCTGGCTGATCGACTGCGGCGGCGGCATCGTCATCGAGATCCGCGGCACGCTGGACCGGAGCCGGGCGCGCGCTGACGGGACCGGCGGCGTGGGCATCTGCGACCTGAAATCTGGCGTCAACGCCGTCAGCCAGGGCCGGGCCAAGACCAAGGGCCACGCCCCGCAGATTGGCACCTACGAGCTGCTGTACGAGCGCACCACCGGCCAGGCGGTGACGCTGTCGGCCGACATCATCGGCCTCAAAACCAGCGGCGCGCCGGAGGTGGCCGTCGGCCATATCCACAACGCCCGCGAGCAGCTGATTGGCTCGGACGACTCGCCCGGCCTGATGGACTACGCGGCGGACATGTTCCGCAGCGGCCTGTTTCCCCCCAACCCCACCAGCCACCGGTGCAGCGCCAAATACTGCGCGCGGTGGCGCGTGTGCAAATTCAAGGATGACCAACCATGAACGACGTCGCTACCCCGATTCACTCGCTCCGCAATCAGCAGCCGGCCGAAGCCAGCATGCCGGTTGTGCGGGCAAGTTTTTTTGACCTGCAGGGGTTCGAGCTGCTGCAGCGCGTGGCCAAGGCCTTCGCCAGCTCCACGCTGGTTCCTCAGGCGTACCAGGGCAACGTCGCCAACTGCATGATCGCGTTGAACCTGGCCGAGCGCCTTCGCGCCGATGCGCTGATGGTGATGCAGAACCTGTACATCGTCCACGGCAACCCGGGCTGGTCGTCCAAGTTCCTGATCGCCAGCGTCAATACCTGCGGCCGTTACGAGTCTCTTCGCTACGAGTGGCGAGGGGAAAAGGGGACGGACGACTACGGCTGCCGGGCCTGGACTGTCGAGAAATCGACCGGTGAGAAGCTGTTCGGCGTCTGGATCGACTGGAAGATGGTCAAGGCGGAAGGCTGGAACAAGAAGTCCGGCAGCAAGTGGTTGACGATGGAAGACCAGATGTTTGTTTACCGGTCGGCATCTTTCTGGCAGCGCGCATACGCGCCGGAAATCAGCATGGGCCTGCCGTCCGCTGAAGAGCTGGGTGACACCTATGACGCCCAGCGCGGGGCAGATGGTGCCTATGAAGTGTCGATGGGCGATCTGCGCCAGCAGCAGCAGCGGGGGGCTGCGCCGAGCCAGGCCGTGCAGATGAACGTTGTTGAACAGCTGGGCGCGCCGAACGGCGTCGACACCGACACCGGCGAGGTGCTGACGCAGCAGCAGTTCCGGCGCCAGCGCCAGGCGGAGCCGGTTTATCAGGCAGCCGAGGCCGAGGAGTCGCAGCAGCGCGCGGAGGCGCAGCCGATGTTCGGCCTGCAGGATGCGTTGGCCGCCGTGCGCTCCGGCAACCTGGACGACGCCCGCGACATGGCTCGCAGTCTGTCCGAGAAGGACCAGCAGATCATCGAGCAGACCATCGCCAACCAGCAGCAGCCCGCGGCGCGCCAGCGGCGCCAGCGCGATCTGGAGTAGGGCATGGGCCGCGTCATCGCTACGCGGCCGGCCAGCTCGATCTACACGCCCGACCGGCTGCAGGAACTGCTATCCGATGCGGAAACCAATGCCAGCAGCGATTGGGACCGCGAATTCATCGACACCATGCAGGCCCGGCTGAAGCAGTACGGCATGGGCATGCACATCAGCGCGCTTCAGCGCCACCACCTCGAACGCATCGCCGCCAATTTTTGAAAGGACCAACCAATGAACGCACCCCGCGATTTTCGCGCCATGACCGCCGACAGCATCGGCAAAGACCTGTTGGGCGCGCTGCTCCAGGAAATCAAGCTGATGCCCGACGTGTGGCAGAAGCTGCCGCAGCAGAAGCAGGACGATGTGATCGACCGCATTCGAGCCCGCGTGGAAACCAACATCCGCATGGCGGTGCATGTCCTGGCCAGCGAGGGCCGGACCACGGTGGTCGGCGAACTGGATCAGGTGGTCCGCAAGGACGGCATCAAGGCTGTGTTCAAGATCAACAGCAACGCCGAAGGCCGGCATGAGCTGTTCGACAGCGAGCGCAAGGCGTGCCTGATCATCATCGCAGACGCTGGCGAGAACCTGGCCGGCATGGACGACATCCACGGCGAGACCGACCAGCGCGCGCTGGACCTGGGCCACGAGTACCACAACAACGACGGCGGCGGCATGGACGACGTCCAGGACGGCAACGTGGTCGATGCCGAGTTCGAGGAGGTGAAGCAGTTGCCGGCGCCGGGAGACGCCACGCCGACGGAGGCGGAACTCGATGCGGCGTTCGACGCCGGGTATGACGCCGCCGAGGCGGGCGAGCCGGAGAGTGCGTGCCCGGTGATGGCCGGCGCGCTGTGCATCGAGTGGGTGAAGGGCTGGAAGGCCGCCAAGGAAGACGCCGCTGGCGCTGAGCTGTTCACCGACAAGCAGCCCGAGCCGGAGCCCGAACTGGAACGAAAGATCACGCAGCCAGCTGTCCGCTACCGCCACCCCACGAACGAAAACCAGACCTGGACCGGCCGCGGCCGCAAGCCGGCCTGGGTGCAGGCGTGGCTGGATGCCGGCGGCACGCTGGAAGAGCTGGCCGTCGACGACGAGCCCGAAGCCGCATAACCCATCACCAGGGTGCCGCGCGCGCCCGCCGAGGACTACACCATGACCATCATCGCAATCGTTACCCGCGAGGCCGGCCACGATGCCGGCTACTACGAGCGCCTGCGCGAGGCCCACGCCAATCTGCGTGCGCGCAACAGCGCGCTGGAGTCGCTGGTTCGGGACAAAGACCGCGCTCTCGAATTCAACTACCAGCAGCGCCAGGGCCTGGAAATCGAGGTCCGCATGTTGCGCCAGCAGTTGGCCGAGCAGGGCCAGCAAATCATTGGCCTGCGCGCCGAGGCGGAGCAGGCCGAGCAGCTGCAGCAGCAACTGGAGGCGCGCGACCGCGAGGTCGAGGAGCTGCGCCACGCGCTGGCTGTCGCCCGCCTGTCGCCGGAGTCCCGCAACAACGTTATTCAGCTGATCAGGGAGACCGCAGCATGACCGATCAACCGAAACAGCCGAACTGCCCGCAGTGCGGCAAGCCGATTGCCCAGCCGGTAGGCTGCAAGATCACGTTCCGCAACTACAACCGGCATACCCGCCGGCAGTACGTTGACACGAAGTCCATGGACTTCTGCTCGAAACAGTGCGGTTCCCATTATCAAATGGGTTGCGAGGGTTAGACACCATGAAAATCTCGTCCATCACCATCAAGAATTTCCAGGGGCTGCGCAATGCAGCCCTCAGTTTTTCCAGCCGCATCGCGCTGATCGCCGGCGACAACGGCGCCGGAAAGAGCAGCCTGCGCGACGCCATCGCCATGGCGCTGACCGGCGTGGCCACCCGCGTGGAGCGCAAGAAGGATTTCGGCCAGCTGGTGAGCGAGGGGGCCAAGAACAGCGGCGTGCGGGTCGACTTTGACGACGGCCGCCATGCCGCGGTGTCGCTGCCCGAAGGAAAGACCGCCGGCGTAGCGATCGACAACGACACGGCCCAGGACACGCTGCCCTACGTGCTGGCCCCGGAGATGTTCGCGGCCGCGCCGACGGATTCCCGCCGCGCGCTGCTGTACGCGCTGACCGGTTGCAACGCCAACGCCGCCGAAGTGGAAAAGCGGCTGAAGAAGCGCGGCGCCGAGCAGCGTCACATCGACGCCATCATGCCGCTGGTGCTGTCCGGTTTCCCGGCGGCGCTGAAGGACGCCCAGGCCCGCGCCACCGAGGCCCGCGGCGCGTGGCGCGCGCTGACCGGCGAAACCTACGGCGACAAGAAGGCTGAGGGATGGCAGCAGGACGCCCAGGCGGTGCAGGACGGCGATATTCAGCAGGCCCAGCAGGACGCCCAGGCGGTGCAGGACGAAATTGCCCAATGCCAGCAGCAGCTGGGCGAACTGCGCGCCCGCCGGCAGCAGCAGGACGACCGCCAGCGCCAGCTGACCGGGCTGACCGCAGCCGCGGCACCGCTGGAGCGCATCCAGACTCGCTTGAAGGTGGATCTGGTGGAGCTGGCGCGCATCCGCGACGAGGTGGAGGCTATCACCGCCGGGCCGGCGCCGCGCGTTGGGCTCGTCCACGACCTGGCGCGCGCGCTGAATCTGTCGCTGACGATGGCGATCCCGCTGGGGCAGATGAACCCGGAGCAGCGCCAGCACCTGAAAACGGCCAATGCCGCGCTGGACCAGTACGCCGCCGAGCATGGCAGCCTGGCAGACGACGGCGTGCCGCCGAGCGCCGAAGATATGGCGCGCCTGCCGCAGCTCCAGCACTCGCTGGACATGATGAGCCGCGCCGTCGCCAATGACGAACGCGATTTGAAGGTGGCCACGGACGCCGCCGCCCAACTGCAGGCGCTGCATGGTGCCGAGCAATTGGCGCCGGTGACGGACGCAGAGGTCGCGGCCCTGGTCGAACGCATCACCACGCTGCAGGCCAGCCACCGCCAGTTGGCCGACACCCTGGCCACCCTGCAGGAGCAGAACCGCGTCGCGGCTGACGCTGTCCAGCGTACCCGGCAGGCCGCCCAGCACCACGCCGACGTGCAGGCCTGGACGCTGATCGCCGACGCCATGGCGCCGGATGGCATCCCGGGCGAGATCCTGGCCGACGCGCTGCGTCCGGTGAATGACCGGTTGTTCGAGCTGGCGCGCCTGGCCGGCTGGGCGCGGCCGCTCATCGCCAACGACATGTCGATCAGCGCCGACAGCCGCGCCTATGGACTGCTGTCCGAGTCCGAGAAATGGCGCGTCGACTGCATCATCGCGCTGGCGCTGTCGATCATGAGCGGCCTGCGGCTGGTGCTGCTGGACCGGTTCGATGTGCTGTCTATCGCCGGCCGCGGCGAATTGTTGGATCTGCTGGAGGCGCTGGACGACGAACTCGACACCGCCCTCGTGTTCGGCACCCTGAAGTCGCCGCCGGCAGGCGATGAGGTTATCCAGTCCGTCTGGATCAAGGGCGGCGAGGTGGTCGTCTCCGAAACCATCCCGCAAGCGGCGTAAGCCACCCAAAAACCAAGGAAACCCCCATGAAACCCATTCTGTTCTACGACACCGAAACCACCGGCCTGCCGAACTGGAGCGCACCATCTGACGACCCGTCGCAGCCGCACATCACCCAGCTGGCCGCCGAACTGGTGGACGAGGACACCGGCGACGTGCTGGACAGCATGGACATGCTGATCCAGCCGGATGGCTGGACGATACCCGACGACGTGGCGGCGCTGACCGGCATTACCACCGAGCGGGCCGCAGAATTCGGCGTGCCGCTGGCGCAGGCGATGGATTCGTTCCTGGCCCTGTGGGCGCAGGTGGAGCGGCGCATCGGGCATAACGAGCCGTTCGACGCCCGCATGATCCGAATCGAGCTGATGCGGCTGTATGGTGACGAGCGCGCCGACGAATGGAAAGCCGGCGCCGCGTTCTGCACCTGCTCGAACAGCACCAAGCTGGTCAACCTGCCGCCGACCGAGAAAATGCTGGCCGCCAAGCGCACCGGGCCGAAGCCGCCGAATCTGGGCGAGGCCTTCGAGTTCTTCACCGGCCGTAAGCTGGAAGGCGCGCACAACGCCATGGTGGACGTGGCCGGCTGCCGGGAGGTGTATTTCGGCATCCTGCGGCACCGGGAGGCGGCGTGAGCTACCAGACCTACGGCGAGGACTACCACGTCACGCCGCGACAGGAGTCTCTGCCGGCGGCGAATGGCCAGGACGGAGAGCCGCGCTACCCCGATGACGGGGTCGAGAGCGACGGCGGCGAGCCGTAGCCCAGCACCAACACACGAGGCCCCGTGCGGGCCTCTTTCTTTTTGAGGAGGCCGCATGATCCGTTTTGGCTCTGTTTGCAGCGGCATCGAGGCCGCCAGCGTCGCCTGGCATCCGCTGGGCTGGCGCGCGGCGTGGCTGGCGGAGATTGAGCCGTTCCCGTCCGCCGTGCTGGCACACCACTACCCGGACACTCCCAACCTGGGCGACATGACAACCATCGCCCGCCGCGTGCTGGTGGGCGAAGTGGAGGCTCCGGAACTGCTGGTCGGCGGCACGCCATGCCAGGCATTCAGCGTGGCCGGCCTGCGCGAAGGCTTGGCTGATAGCCGAGGACAACTGACACTGAGTTTTGTGAGGCTCGCAGATGCAATTGACTTTATTCGACGCCGGCGCGGAGAGCCGGCCGCCGTCATCGTCTGGGAAAACGTCCCGGGCGTCCTCTCCTCGAGCGACAACGCCTTCGGCTGCTTCCTGGGCGCGCTTGCCGGCGAAGATTGCGAGCTGCAGCCCGCAGGGAAAAAATGGACGAACGCTGGTTGTGTGTTTGGACCCGCGCGCACAGTCGCGTGGCGGGTCATCGATGCCCAATATTTCGGAGTGGCCCAACGCCGCCGCCGTGTGTTCGTTGTCGCAAGTGCTCGTCCGGGATTCGATCCCGCAGCGGTACTTTTTGAGTTCGATGGCGTGCGCCGGGATACTGCGCCGAGCCGAGAAGCGGGGGAAGAAATTGCCGGCGCTCTTACATCGAGCCTTGGCAGACGTTGCGGTGTGCCAGACGGCGGAGACACCCCAGGGCATCTGCAGCCAGTAGTTGGCACGAGCGCATGGCCTGTCAGCCACTGCCTGAATGCCGAAAGCGGGCTACTCATCCCGGTTCAGTATGCCGTTCTTCCGTTTGACACCACCCAGATCACCAGCCCATCCAATCGCAGTAACCCGAAATATGGCGACCCATGCCACCCGCTGGCCGCTCATGCTCACCCGCCGGCCGTCGCGTTGTCTGTGGCCTTGCGGGGGCGTGATGGCGGTGCTACCGCCGAGTTGGGCGACGACGTGGCCGGCTGCCTGCGCGCCAGCTCCGGAGGCGGCGACAAGCCGCATGTCCTCGCGCAGATGCGCGTCCGCCGGCTGATACCGACCGAGTGCGAGCGACTGCAAGGCTTTCCTGACGGCTATACCGACGTCCCGTACCGCCGCAAGCCTGCACCAGACAGCCCCCGCTACAAAGCCATAGGCAACAGCAAGGCGGTTCCGTGCGTGGCCTGGTTGGGTGAGCGAATCGACAGGGCTCTGAAACAACGCCGGAGCATCGCCGCATGACCTGCCCCTACGACCGCTGGCTGCCCGATCAGCCGGCACCAATGCCCGACCAGGGCGAGGAGAGATTCATGACCACCAACCACATCAACGGCGTCCACGTCTACGAAATGAACGACTGCGATTGGGTTGTCGCGCGCTCGGAGCAAGAGGCCCAGGCCTACTATTGCGACCTGAATGGCGAAGACGATCCGCCGCGCGCATTGACTGCCGAGGAGCTGGATCGATTGGACTTTTTCGTCGATGCCGAGAAGCCCGACGGCCACTCAATCACGTTCCGTGAGCGTCTGCAGCAACTGGTAGACAACAACGAGCAAATTCCCGACCTGTTCGCCACGACGGAGTATTGACCATGCAACCCCTGACCCAACTGGCGGACGCCGCGCGCGTCGTCATCGCAGCTTTCGACCGTGCCGGCGAGCTGACCGACGAACTGATCAGTGCGCTGGAGCTGGCACTGAATGGAGCCGAGCTGTCGCCGGCCACCGAGCAGAGCGGCGAGGCGGTGGCGTGGCGCGTAGTGTCGGACGGCAAAGTGCACAAACTTTCGTGGAAAAGAGAGGAAGCTACTGTCTACGCAAGAGGACTCAAACGTCGCTATCCAGACAAAGTAAGCAATCCGCGTGCTGAACCACTCTACACCCGTCCGCAGCCCGCGCTGCAGTCGGCACAGCAGCTGCCATCCGTGATCGAAGAGATCGCTCTGCAGTGGGACGGCTGCGAATACGAATCGTCGACCGGCCAAATTGACATTGGCTGGGCGATCCGCGCCGCTGGCCAGCGACTGCTAGCCGCGCCGCAGCCGAGGGAAGGGGACTGCCATGCTGACGCCTGACCAACTCGCCGCCCTGCGCGCGGCGGCTGCAGCTGCGACGCCGGGACCGTGGGAATACCAGACCAGCAACGGCTGGTGGCGCGTGGGCACTACTGCCGCACGCTGCGGACGCGCCGACGGTGATGTCGTAGCCCATGGAGCGGCCTCGCCGGCCAACCTGGAATTCATCGCCGCCGCAAACCCCGCTGTCGTCCTGGCGCTACTCGCCCACATCGACACCCAGGCCGTGCGCATCGCCGAGCTGGAGCGGGACGCGGCGCGGTATCGGTGGCTGCGCAGCGATGACATCGAGGTGCTGCCTGGGCAGCGGGAAATCTGCGCCGTGCGGTTCCCGCTACCCTCTGACGAGGACGCTGGCGAAGAGGTGCTATTCGAATCAGAGCTCGACGCCGCCATCGACGCCGCGATGCAGCCCCTGACCTGCACCTGCCCGTCTGGCGACGGCTCTCTACGCTGGCCGTGCCCGCGGCATCCGCCGGAGTCGGCATGACGACCGCCGCGCTACCGGCCCCGCCGGTCTACCGCTACACCCAGCGCCGCGACGGCGCCGTCATCTACGTTGGCCCGGAGCCGCCTACGCCAGAGCCCGGCACCAGCTGCACCCGGATGGCGTGGTTGGCGGTGCCGGGCATGGAGTGGGGCGGCCAGTGGGCCGATCCTGAGATTGTGTTTTGAGGGCTGCCGGTGGGCGGCCCTTCCTTATATAGGTGATCGAATGAACAAGTTCGAAGCAGCCATTCAGCTGAATTGCAGCCCGCGGCGTATCGCAAAGCTGTGTCGAGATAAGGTCATCAGGGCAAAGAAACCTGGGAAAAGCTGGGTCATCAGCCAACAGGCGATTGATGATTACCTCAACCGCGACGAAAATCAGGAGTGCGGAAGTGCGGTAGAGGGTAGCAAGAAGGAGAGAAATGAATGGCAATCTACCGCAGAGGTAATATCTATTGGGCGGATATCAGCACAGCAAGCGGCAGACGCATTAAGCGGTCGCTTGGAACAACTGACAAGCTCGCAGCCCAAGAGGCGCACGACAAACTTAAGCACGATCTCTGGAAGATCGAAAAGCTCGGCGAAAGGCCGCTGAGGACGTGGGAGGAGGCCGCGTTGCGATGGCTGGATGAGAAGGATGGGAAGCGGACGCTCTCGTCGGACGCTGAGATGATCAAGCGTTTTATGAGTGTGCTGGCTGGCCGTTTTTTGCACGAGCTGTCATCTGATGATCTGCACAGCGCTATCAAGCGGGTGTCGAACGGCGACATCTCGTATAACCGGCATTTGGCGCTGGTGCGCGGCATCATGAAGAGGGCTGAGCGCCATTGGGGATGGATAGACCGGGCGCCAGCGTTGGTGATGAAGCGAGAGGCAAAGCGACGTGTGCGCTGGATCACGCAGCAGGAGGCGGCGCGGCTGCTGGAGGAGTTGCCGCCTCACTTGGCAGCCATGGCGGAGTTCAGTCTGCATACCGGACTACGCAAGTCGAACGTGACCGGACTGCGTTGGTCGCAGGTCGATATGGCCCGGCGCCTGGTCTACATCGACGGCGACGAGTTCAAGAACGGGAATGAGCATTCTGTCCCGTTGAACGATGATGCCGCGGCTGTGATCCGATCACAGATGGGGAAGCACCAGCAGTATGTGTTTGTCTATCAGGGCGAGCCAGTCACGCAGGTGAATACCAAAGCGTGGCACAAGGCCCTAGGACGAGCCGGCATCCAGGATTTCCGCTGGCATGACCTGAGGCATACCTGGGCGTCGTGGTTGGCGCAAGCCGGCACTCCGATGCATGTTCTTCAGGAGCTTGGGGGATGGGAATCGGCGCAGATGGTGCAGCGTTATGCGCACCTGTCGCGTGAGCATCTGGCCGAGTATGTGGGGAGGATCAATGGTACAAATTCACCTACAGTCGACCGGAAAAGGAAAACGGGCTAAGCGATTGCAGCGCTTAACCCGTTGATTTCCCTAATGAATTC